GACCAAATCCACCTAAAGCTCTAATGTAGTTTCTGTACATATTGCTTGGAAGATAAATAATAACATCTTCATTTCCATAGACAGCAGAAGGAATTGCATCAGCAATTTTACCTAATTCTGTAATAATATTTGAAGCTGTTGAGCTTGTTCCTGAAACATCTACTACATCTGAATCTGCAAGAAGTGTAGTTTTGAAACCATCAAACTCTCCTGATGTTGCATTTGTACCATTCCAAATGTTCTGCTCTAATTTCTGAGCTACCTTATCTGCTGCATGAGCAATTAAGAAATCTGAAAATTTAGGAGGTAAAGTTCTGTTCATTGGACCTACACCCATTTCAGCAGCCTCAAAATCTGAAATAAAATCTTTTACACAAAGCTGTAAGTTTACTTGAAACTCCTCTGGCTCTAAAATTCGCTCAGTCAATGTAATTGTGCTTGTTGGGTCAAAATCACAACTTGCATTTTTTACAATGTCATTAGTTGAAACCTTTTTTATTACTTCTTTTAAAGCAATATTAGGCTTGATTGTAATAAGTTCTTCTCCCAAAGTCTTTCCTGAAAGCAAAGCAGCACTAATATATTGTCCTGCAAACTCCCCAGCATAAGTTGTGGTCAAAGAAGTTGTTGTACTTAAATCTACTTTTCTTTTCATCTTATTATAAATTATTAATTCTTCTTAGAACTCTGTCATAAGTAGTTTCATTTCTTCTACTTTCTAACAGGGTTCTTTCTTTTTTCACTTCATTTTCAGGAGAGTGAGTAACCTTTTGAGGAGGCTCTTGAACAGCAGACATTTTTTCTTCTTTTTTATGGTCCATTGCTTTTACCATCTCTTTGACTTCCTCAACTAATTTCTTTACTTCTTCAAGCTCAGTCTTAGTTGCGTATTTCATTTCTTCTTTATCCTCCTCTAAGTTCTGTTCTTGAACATCATCTTGAGGTTCTTCTTTTAATTCCTCAGAGGCTTCTTCTTTTTCTTCTTCCTTTGCACCTACTGAGTCTATTACTCCTTCTTCTTTAATCATTAAAACTTCACCATCTTCAAGGGTATACTCTCCAACAGGCAAAGGTACTTTTTCATCTTCTGTTACAATGAATACCTCATTACCTTCGCTAAAGTTTTCTGCCTCTATTACAGTTCCATTTTCTAAAGTAGCTTGAGCTAATTTTACTTCCTCTTGGAGTTCTACTCCAACAAGGTCTTTTACTTTGTTTATAATATCAAGTGCTTTCATACATATATAATAAATAATTAATTTTTTGTTAGATTTTTAAATACTTTTTAAATCTGAAATAAATCTTTGTACTGTACTAATCATTGTTCTTACTTGTGATACAGCACTACCATCTTCATCTTTAACACTACTTGGTATTCTTACTGTAACTCCTAACTCATCTTCTATTCTTCTCTTTTCTTCTAATATTTTTCTAATTGCTTTTCTTTTAGCATCATTATTTTGCAAGTAACTATTTAAATCTCTTAAAAAAACTTTACATTCTGCCTCTATTTTAGAACCTGTTTTAGCAAATCTTGCATCTAAATCTGCATCCTTTTGGTCTAATTGTTTTATTTCATCATACAAACCTAAATCAACTTTTTGAGTTGCTAAGTCTACCTTTTCTTTTGGTAGTTTATTTATTATCTTTTGTACTGAGGGTTTCATACTTTATGCTTTTATATATAATTAAATTATTAAGAGTTTGTTATATTTTTAACCTGTTCTACTTACTCCATTTATGGTAGCAACTGAGCCACCACTTAAAGCACCAATACCCTGAGCCTCTAAGCTACCATCACAGCACTTTGTTGCATAAGTACCATCTGGACATAAACATGGTCTACTATCTCCTGTTGGACTTGTTCTGCTTGGTGTTTTTTTATACTTTTTCATTTCTTGTTAGATTTAGGGTGTTTAGCAGGTAACAAATCAAAGTCTCCTGTATATTTAGGATTTTGTGGTCTGCCATTTCTAATTAAATACAAGTAAGCATTTACTCTTGCTTGTGCCCAAGCAGTTGGAGATTTAATTCTTGGACTTCTTGAAGTGTTAAAAGCTCCAAGTCCTCTTTGAAATACTGCTTTAAGTTGTCCTACTGTAGTACCATATCCTAACTTCTTTTTGTATCTTTCATTAAAGTCATCTGCTTTTTTCTGTAAGGCTGCTAAATCTTTTTGAGATACCTTTGCACCCCTTGAAGTAGAAGCATCTCCTTTTGCTGTGCCTTTACCTTTTGGATTTGGGTTTGGTGTTCCAGACTTTGGTGCTTTTGGACTCTTTCTAATACCTCCTCTTGGACCTATCTCAGCAAGTTCTTCTGCTGTCATCTTTACACACTTATGCTTTTTGTAGTCTTTTTTATATCCCTTTGGACATTTATATCTCATGTTTACACTATGCTGCTCACATGGCATATACCACTTTTTATCTTCTAACTCATGGACATGGAAACCTTGACAACCTAAGTCTTTGGATATTTCTATTGCTTTTGCAACAGAGCTGTAAGCAAGTCTGTCATCTATGATAGCAAATGTATCATCTACCACTTGAGTTTCTAACTGTTCTAAATCTTCATAACCTAATGATTTTAGTTTAGAGTTTACATATCTTTTCATTGACAAGCCTCCCCAAGCTAAGTATGCTATAGTACCACAAGCAGACTTGTCTTTTTCATCATAATAAACCTCAGCTCTCTCCAAGTATGACCTAACTCTTACTAAAACCTGTTCGGAGAGTTTTGATTTTTTACTTATCTGTCTTGCTCTTACTTTACCTACCTGAGTCATGCATTTGTTTCCTACCTCTTTGTTGTACTCAATGGCTTTTTTTGCATTGTTTACAGCAGAGTCAGGATAGTCATTATAACTTACCAGAGCTACTCTCTTTGCAGATAACAGTTCTCTAAGTTCTTCTACTAACAACTCATCTTCATATTCAGCAAGTTCACTTTTTAAACCTCTGTCTTGAGGAGAATCTAACTTATCAGCAAAGTAGCCTTCTATAGAAAATCCTTTTACCTTTTTTGTTTTAACAAAGTTTTCCCATACCTCATCATCTAAAACTTTCATAGCAACCATCCATGTGCCATTAGGCATATCTAAACCATAGTTTTTAGATTTGTCATTCTCCCCTTCTACTATCCAGCTCTCAACTACAGACATTCCTTTTAGTTTGAGTTGGTGTTCTAAGGTTGCATTGTTTTGATTGCCTCTAATAAAAAATAACTCACTTGCTTTTTTAACTGTAGACTTGGAGAAGTATATATAATATTCTTTATCTCCTGACTTTCTAAAAATAGGCTTGTTGGGAATAAGTGCAGGTCCAAGAAGAATCTTTTTCTCTTTGTCTACTTCTGCAAATTCTATTTTTTGCTTACTTAGAGCAACAAAATCAGCATCTATGGCAGGTTTGTCTACTATTGAAATAGCCTCTATTCCAAGAGACTCATCATTTTCATCTATAAAAAGTTCTATGATATCCATATATATATAATATTAATTGTATGCTTTTGTTTTAAATTGCTGCCTCATCTTCTATGGACCTGTCAAGTGCTTGTTGTGAAGATACATCTGTACTTGTTACAAATGCTTTTATAGGTCTGTCTTGTTGTTGGCTTATTGTTTCTGCTAATTGATTCTCTGGTGCTGCTCCTACCACATTAAAAGCAGGGGGAGGAGTAGGTGCAGATGTAGTACCACCTCCACCACCGCCAACAGAACCTATTTTAGACTTTGCAGAGTTTACTGCTGCTGCAATAGTAGCTGCAATACCTGCTGCTTGAGCTGCAAATATTGCTATTAAAGGGACATTTGCAGGAGGTGGTGCTGCTGCCGCAGCTTTCATAAATCCTTTTGCACCATCTACACCAGACTCTGCTGCTGATGCTGTAATTCTTGCTATAGTTGCTGTAGCTTGGGTAATTTGTTCTTTGAGAATCATTCCTTGTTTCATTAGAAATAATGCTTTAGCTATTTTACTTTCTTCTCCTGCAACTTTAGCAACTGCATCAAGTCCTCTGAATATACCCTCTCTTCTTTGCTCTTCTAATTCTATTAGTTTTTCTTGGTCCTCTATTTTTTTCTCATCTGCCTCTCTCTCAAGAGATACTCTGTTTATTAACTGTTCACTTCTAAATCCTTCTATTTGTGCAAGTATACCTTCTTTTTCTGCTTTGGCATCTAATAGAGCTATTTGGTTTGTATCATTTGCATTTTTGTCAAACTGAGCCTGAGCTGCATCTATAACAGCTTGAGCATTTTTTAACATTAATTCTTCTTGTTTATCTAAAACTTTCGCTAAATCTTCATTTGCTTTTATTCTGTCCGCAATAGTTTTTGTTTCATCATCTCTAATTTGTCTTAGCTTTTCTGCTTCTCTGTCTTTTTGTTCTAAGATAATTCTGTTTTGTGCTATACCTACCTCTGCTGCTCTGTTGAGTTCTACTGTATCTTGAGCAGCTTGTATTGTGCTTTTAGCATAATTAGTTATTCCTTTTACTACAGCAGGAGCAGCCTCAGCTATTTTTTCAAATGAATCATCTACTCCTGTAACTACATCTACAAGTTCTTTACCTGCATTTTTAGCTGACTCTGCTGCTCCAGCAAAATCACCTTTAAATACTTTTACAACTGCATCTCCTAAAAATCCTAAAGCATCCAAAGCAGACTTAACTCTTTCAACAACATTATTTACTATTGCAGTACCAAAGTTTTTAAGTGCGGTTACAGGGTCTTGAAATAGACCTTTAAAATAGTCTATAACTGTACCTACATTTCTATTTAAGAAATTAAAGAAATCATTAAAAGCTAAACTAAGTGCTTCAAAAGTTGTGTTAAAAAAATTAGTAACTTTTTGGTTTTCTTGGAATACCTCAGTTAATTTTGTAAAAGCAGCAATAGCCAAACCTATACCAGCAGCTTTTAGTGCAGTTCCAAGAGCTTTAAAACCTCTACCTGTTTTTTTTACAGCTCCCTCTAAACCTTTAAACCCTTTAGTAGCTTTGGTGTTTGTAGTTGCTACCTCAGCATTAAACTTTTCTACTCCTTGTGCTAAGTCATCAACAGCTTTTGTAGCTGTTCCTGTTTTTATGTCTATCTCAGCATTTATTACTTTTGCCATAACTGTATCTTAAATTGTTGGTAAGCCTCTACAAGACTGTTTGGAAACTTATACTTGCCTAAAGCAATATCAGTATGCTCACCTCCTGTCTTAGCCTCTTTGGCTATCTCTAATAAATTAATAATATTTTCTATCATCTGTTAATAAAATAATCTTCTGTTAGTTACAATTCCATTTACTACTTCTGCTGATACACCTGTGCTTCTTGAATAATTACCATCTAAATCAAAACCATAATAAGCATAGAACCCATCAGAAGCTAAAGCAATTCCTGAAGCTGCCTCTGAATTTTTTACTACAGATTTAGTATATAAACTAAAGCCTTCTGCTCTTAGAGGAAATATGTATTGGCTACTACTTGTCCTATTAGAAAAAGCTACTTCAGGAGCTGAATTTCTATTTAATCTTGCATCTGTTTCAGCACTTAATCTTGATGTAGCATTATATCCATTTCTTCTTGATGGTAAAATGTGTAAAGCATTTACGCCAAATTTAATAGTAGATAAAAATGCAACAAATCCACTATTAGTCCTGTTAGTTCCAATTTGAGTAAAAGTACCAGATGAACCTGCAATAACAACAGGAACAGTTTTAGACAAGAATCTTGCACCTTCTCCTGTAAGGTTTTGCAAGTCTACTACTGTGCCATCTGAATGAGTAATCCTTATATCTACAACTTCTGTAGTTGCATCTTTAGTATACTCTCTAACATCTGATGTCGCTGTCAAGGTTATGGTTTGAGATGTATGACCTACAAATGTTGGACTTAAAAAGTCTCCTGTGTCAAATGAGCTATCTCTGTTTGTTCTTCCATAGAACCTATAATAAACAAATGTGTTTGATAGACTTGGTATTCCATGCTGTACCTCTTTACCTGCTGTGAATTTATCTTCATCTGATGGTAAAAATTCTATATGAGTTACATTGGATGCAGATTTTAAGTCCTCTATAGCTGTGCTGCTTGTAAATTGTTCTACATCATTCCTTGCATTTGTAGAATAAAAGAATCCATACTCTGCAATCTGTGAAAGGTCTGCTATACTTCCAAGAGTTGTTACCTTAAACTTCATATACACTACAGAAGATGTAGCACTTGTAGGTGTTTGGAAAGTTAAAACAGGAGGTACTACCTCAAGTTCCTCATTTTGTATTTTAATTACAGGTGTGTTTTTAGGTTTTTCTGTTTGTGGAAGAACCTCATTTGCACTTATAATTGACTTGCCATCAAAATTACAGTCTTGGTCTGCTGTTATAACTCCATTGTCTGCAAATTTATTTGTAGTGTCTACAGTAAGTTCACAAATAGTCCTGCCTGACTCATCTATCTCTACTTCATTGGTTAAAAATCTTGATGGTATAGTTCCTGAAATTTCTTTGTGTGTATTTATAAGTTCTAAATCACTAACTAAAGTCTCAAAATTTGTAGTTATTTTATTGATTTTATATTTTCTGTTGAATATAATTAGTATATCTGCAAGACTTAGGTTTAAAAGTGTACCATAAGGTAAGTAGGCTTTTACTTTAGTCAGCCTTCTGTTTACATCAAATACTTCCTCTATGTATGATTTGTAATACTTCTGAAAGAGAGTTTCATTAAAAGGCACAAGAGCAAATTCATTAATTTCAGAATTAAAATTTATATTGTCAGAAGTATTTAATTTTTTTTTGTTAAAAAGTAAAGTTTTTTGTCTTTCAAGGTATATTGAATTACTTGGCACAAAATAACTTGATTGAGAGCTTACACTACCCTCTATGTCTATTACACTTAAATTAGTACCAGAAGATAGTACAGGATAGAACAGTAAAGGTTTACCTATTGTAGGCTGTTGTTTTTCATCTACTGACCAACCCCATTGTATTTTAGTTTGATTTGTTGGAGAGCTTACAGAACTATTTCCATCTATTAGCCTTTCAAACTTATGGTGTTCAAAAGGTATTTTTATTTCATACACACTACCATCTAAAACATTATCAGGTGGACTTGGGTGCTGAGTTGCATCATAGTCTAAACATCCCCATTTTCTATAGAATTGTCTCTCATGGTTTTTT